ACGGGATACCTGGAGGAGAATCCTAGACACAAGATCATCATCTTTGCTAGATTCCGTGGAATCCTTCCCCTGTTGGCCAAGGGACTAGAGAAATACAATCCTGTTCAATTCCACGGAGGGTTAAATGGAAGACAAAGAGGAGAAACTATTGCAAGATTTACGGATGAGAGCGAGTGTCGTGTGTTTATATCCTCCGACGCAGGAGGATATGGCGTTGACCTCTATGCAGCTAGCCATCTTATTAATTACGATCTTCCAATGTCATCCGGAGTATTTAAGCAGCGAAATGGACGTCACGTTAGAGCTAGTTCTGTGTTCCGAAACGTCTTCATTGATAATCTCCTGGTTACTGGAACCATTGAAGAGTATCAGTTGACACGACTGAACTATAAGGCTAGGGTTAGTAGAGGAATTTTGACCGGATTGTCAGACCCTCACGGTAAAATCGAAAATGAATCAGCAAATCTGACACAGTTCCTAAAGAACTATTTTTTGGAGAAATATAATGGCGAATCTACTTGACGGTGTTCAGTTCCGCACACTTAAGCCTGGCTTTCCTTCTTGGACAGCACAGCAGGAGAATTACTTCTCAGAGTGGACAGACTGTGCAGATGTAACTTCCTTCCCAGACAATACAGAATTCCGTGTAAAGCCTGTGCATGTTTATGTAGTTAAGTGCAAAGATCGCACAGATATCATTACAGAGGAAAAGACTCGCGCTATGGCTCGTGTTGCTACCCTTACTGAACAGAACTCTAATGTTTCCATTTTCAAGGAAACAAAGCCTGCTCCCACTATTGGTCAGTGGCTTGTTGATAAGAATATTCAATTCAAGCTAGGCAATTCTGAGAAGTGGAATCAGGGAACCTATTTTGGTGGCGCTAATCGTGGAGCAACCATTAAGTTCCGTACACGTCCTGATTACTACTGGAATGTAACCATTAAAACAGGTATTGCTCAGGCCAATTTGAGCTTTGATGATGCTGATGAATTGAGCAAGTACATTGACCGACAGATTCGCACCTCTGAAAGCGACTTCACTATTACAAGGAGAGCTTATGGAATCACCCTTGCCATCTGATAACCCAGCCATCAAGCTGAAGGTAGCCAAGTACCTCTTGCTTAATCGTGAGATTGCTGATAGAAAGAAGGCACAAGAGGACATCAAGCGAGAGCTAGAGCCGTATCTGTCTGAGGCAGACACTAACGCTCGTGGCTCTCGTGTGATACCGTTCTCTGAGCCTCTTGAGATTGCTGGTACTCGATATGGGGGCTTGCAGAAGACGAAGAAAGTCAGTAAGGTTCTCAATGAACAACGTGTCATTGACTTTCTGATGGAGCGTGTTGACAGTGAGGATGAGCACTGGGCTGGTTGGGATGATCTTGTCTCAAACTCTGGCGTTCTCGTGACTGTACAACACGTGGATCAGGATGTACTGTGGGATCTGTTCGTACAAGACCTGATCTCACAAGAGGAGCTTGACAGCTTCTTTGATGAGACAGTCTCATGGTCTTTTAACCCGACAAAACTATAGGGAGATAAAGTGAAGAAGGTTCTGGCTGCGCTTGGTACGGCTGCTGTACTGATGACTGGTGCTACTGCTTGTGGATCTACTCCGCAGGACAGTGGCTATGCTCAGGTTTGGGATGGTGGACACTATGTCTATGTTCCTTATGGCTACTACCAGAGTCACCGTAGCCTGTATGACAACCGTCTGCACCCCATGCATCGTTACAGCTCTAGTTATGTGAAGTCGCATCATGTGACTGTTACTCACACGACTACGACTGTTACCACTCGTAAGGGTGGTGTTAGTCTGAACAAGGGCTCTCGTACTACCACTCGTACGACTACTCGCACCACTACGACTCACTCGTATGGTCGTCGTCGCTAGTGTTCTTTAGTTTCTCTCCTGTAATGGGAGAGACTCTATGGATTACTAGAGAGGATAAGAATGGCTATTACTCGTAAGTTCACAGTTGAAGAATTGGAAGAGGAGTACGATCTTCCTTATGGTGCTGTCTATGAGGACACTGTAGATAAGCGCCGCTGGTATTCTGTTCTTGAGCTAGTATTCCTGGCTGATGACGGTAAGCATTATATGGTTGACTACATGGACCCTGCTACTGAACAGCAGGAAGGTCAAGAGCGCTGGTATGAGGATTCTCAGGGCCTTGTAGAGGCAATTCTGGTTGAGCCAAAGGAAGTTATTACGGTTCAGTGGGTGGCTGTCAATGCATAAGAATGTGCAGAAGGGTGACTTGTTCACCAATGATTTCGAAACTGGAATGCATGAATCTGATGTAGTAGAAATCCTTGGTGGATTTAACGATCCTGAAGACGGGATTGCCTATTACATTGTGAAGTGTAGGGGTACAACTCGTCAGAAGCAGGCATGGTACTACGAAGATGAAGTAGTTCTTCTTAGTGACAGATTTCTGTATAAGTATTTCGAAAGGGTAGAAAGCTAATGGAGTTTATTGTTCCTGTCACGCTGGATCTTGAGAATCTGGCTGACGCGCTGGCTAGCCAGTTCGGTCATGAGGATCTTCTCAACTTTATTGCTGATCTGGATCTTGCAGTGGCTGACTGGGATTTCACTGAGCAGCTTTTTAAGTGGGCCAAGAATGAGCACAAGATGTACAAGGCTGAGAAGAAGGAGTATGGCTTCTAATGGCTCGACTTCGTATTGACTTTGATCGTCCTTCTGCTTTGTACGTGGGAATTACTCCTGAAGTCCGTGCGGCTCTTGATGCTGTAGAGGAAGAGGACGATTGGCAGCCCCTTATTGATCTTCTTTACTACGATATTGAATCTCATTTCATGAGTAATTTCTATATCGATGACATTAAGGAGCTTGAGCATTAATAGTTGGTTTCATGCGGTGTCCGCCTCACATAAGTGGGGTGGTAAGCCTGAAGATTATCTTCCTATTGAAGAATTCATTGACTCTTCGAAGAAGACATTTGGCGATTATCGTCATCGCGCCATGTACCATCACACACTTGGTGTCTATTTGTGTGAGGATCTTTTTGGTAAGACAATTACCATCAAGAAGAACACCAAGGAAATTCAAGTTCCTGTTCGTCTCATTGCAGAGAGGCACATTGTAGAGGATCTGGGATTCCTTCCTAGTCCTGAGCATTACCTGAAGAATATCCCTCACAACACTGATGAGACTCGTTGGATGTCTGGGGCTATTCGTAAGGAAGTCGGAAACTTCAACAGTGTATTTAATAAGGGAGAATAAATGGCTAATAGCACTGTGTTTATGGGTATGGCTGTAAAGGGTAGCTATGGTGGTTGGTCTCGTGCTGTTCAGAAGCCAATTGAGGAGCTGTATCCTTACTTCAAGCTTGCCTTTGAAAAGGGCATCAAGGCTGTAATGTGGGAGCAGTACACTCCTGGTTGGAATGACGGAGAGCCTTGTGAGTTCTCTATCCGTGAGCCTAAGCTGACTGCCAACGAGGAAGTTGCACAGGCATGGCTGAATGAGACTGAGCCTGATATGGAAGTTGCTTATCCTGATGAAGATGTCTACTATGATGAGTACGAGTATGAGGCTTATGGTAATCATCCTGACGGTGATTGGGTAAGCAAGGTAAATGTTCCTGTTGATGATGCAGCTTTTGAGGATGCTTTGCGTTCTGTATTCGGTAACGACACTAAGATTGTTGTAACTCCCGGGGCTGTTGTACAGTTTGATTATGATTGTGGGTATTAATTGGCATCACAATACGAAGAGTTCTTAAATAAGACTTTCCCAGGAACCAATAAGCCTCTCCTATATCAGGAGATGAATAAGGTTCTTGAGAAAGAATCAGAGAAGTGGGATGCCAAACCATTTATCTTTCTGGTCGGTGGAGAGGAGAAAGAATTCTTCTCCATCGGCCAGTTAGGCAAGGCATTAGGTAACAGATCCGCAGTGACCTTGCGCAAGTGGGAGAAGGACGGTATCCTACCTAAGTCCCCATACATGAAGCCCTCTGATGATCCACGCGGCAGACGAAGAATGTACACACGTGCTATGGTTGAGGGCCTAGTTAAGATAGCTAAGGAAGAGGGAGTATGGCTACCCGACAAAGGGCGCAGACTGTCGGAGACATTGTTTCAGCAGAAGGCATTGAGACTGTTTCAGACGCTATTGCAGATGTAACGAAGTTGCCAGTGTCAGTGACTACTAGTACAATTGGTAACGTTGTAGAGGTTGTGGCTTCCCGTTCATTCAAGGTGAACATGGGGAACTACGAGAGTGCAGACAGTTTCGTATCTGTTAAGATGACTGTCACACCTGATACAGACTTTGAAGCGTTGTCTGGTGAGCTTGCACATGTGATTGACACTCTTCAGGGTGATGATCTAGTATTGTTCAAGTCACTTACTACAGAGCGAAAGTCAATTGCTCACAAGCTCGTTTAATTAAAACTAATAACCTTTCTAATATGCCCTAGCGCATTCTAATAAGGAGAAAGAATTTATGGCTAAGATTTCCCGCACCCGAGTTACTGACGATTACACTACTCCATCTCCTACGCTCGTTGACAACAACGATGCTGAAGTTGAGCAGGAGTTTGAGGATCACTCCGAGCGTCTTGCTAAGCGTCCTACTCGTTCCCCTGTCAGCTCTGGTTGGGGTGCCAAGCAGGAGGAGCGCACGGAGACTGTTAAGGCTCCTGTCCTGAAGCTCAAGGATGCTGGTACGCGTGTGCTGAAGATTCTTGACGCTGCTCCGCCTGTCAAGTACAAGCGCCATTATGTCAACTCCAAGAATCGTTACTACACTTGCCTTAAGGATGGCTGCCCGCTGTGCGCTGCTGGTGTTCGTGGTTCCTGGACGTTCGTTCTGAATGTGATTGATATGGCAGATGATCCCACTGAGGTAAAGACCTGGACCTTTGGTACTGAGGTTTCCTCTCAGCTTCAGGACATTATTGAGGACAAGGAGATCAACCTTAATGATGAGGGTTCTTACTTTGAGGTAAAGCACATCAAGGTTGCTGGTCGTTCTGCTCCGGGTACGAATGTCACCTTCCTGCGCTCTCGTTATCTGATTGAGGAGCACTCCCTTGAGCCTTTGACTGAGGATGAGATCCTTGAGCTGAATGAAGATCGTTATGGTGCTGAGGTTGTGTACATCAACACCCTTGACTACCTTGAGGATGTTGCCTCTGAGGTTCTTCCTACTGATCTTCCGCAGAAGCGCAAGCGCGACTAACTCTTGACCATTGAAGCCCTGGCTGGTAGATTACTACTGGTTAGGGCTTCTTTACTTTGGAGGAACGATGGAACTTGATGGAATCTACATGATCAGGCACTACACCTACGATGGGTGTGGACGCCATGATCAATACGATGTACAGTATGCATGGAAGTACGAAACTGCACTGGGCAAGTTGAAGAAGTGGAAGGAGCAAGGTCACTTTGACGACTATGAGTGGGAACACTGGGATTCCCTGGATGATCTGGTCCTTCTGAAGCGAGAGGGTCAGTATGCATATGATTATTATTTCATTCAATTCATGGCACCTGGAGAGGATATTGATTAATGGAAGGACTGATTCTCACAGAGGAATCACTTAAGGAAGCAGTTGACTATTTCCTTAAGCAGAAAGCATTTGCATTCGACGTTGAAACTATGGATGGTGCACTTCCGAATACACGTGGAGTTCCTACCCAGAATTCTGTAGTGTGGATTGCTCTTTCTACTTATGGAAAGAACATCGTTATTCCTATGGGTCATCCAAATGGTGATGTCCTTCTTCAGAAGTCTTATCGAAAGAAGGACCCACAAACAAAGAAGTTTGTGACCTATCCGAATGTCTACAGCGAACCACCAAAGCAGCTAAAGCCTAGTACAGTATTCGAAATTCTTCGACCGCTGTTCTTCAATCCGACCATCACTAAGATTGCGCACAATGAGACATTCGATGCTGTCTCTGTTGAGAAGTATTTTGGTGCCATTCCTTGTGGGCCTTTTGAAGACACAATTGTTCAACAGTGGCTATTGGACGAGAACATTGGACAGCTTGCGGCTGGGCCTAAGCGTCCGATAGCTAAGGGTTTGAAGGCTCTTGTTCGATGGTATTACGAGGTGGATTACGATAAGGAGGATGTTGGTAAGTGCATTGAGGCTCATCCTTTCCACAAGGTTGCTCGGTACATCCTTCTGGACACCCAGTACGACTGGTTGCTATGGAAGGACTTCTCTCAGAGGCTCCGAGATGAGGATCTAGGGCGCATCTCAGCGCTTGAATACGCTGTGACGGAAGTCTGTGCCCACATGAACCTGATAGGCGCTCCTGTGGACGTACAGGCGATTGAGGAACTGCGTGTTGATCTCTCTCAGAGACTTGTCGAGATTGAGGCAAAAATCTATCGTGCTGCTGGTAGAGTGTTCAACATTAACTCTGCTCCACAGAAACGAGAAGTTCTCTTCGGAAAGAAAAAGGATGGTGGGCAGGCACTAAAGCCAATTAAATTCTCCAAGAAAACAGGAGAGGCTTCTACTGATGCTGATACCTTGGAAACCTATAAGGGAAATCCTCTTGTAGATCTTCTCCTTGAGTATGCGGAAATCAATAAACTTCTCGGAACCTATGTAATTGGCTATATTGGGGAAGAGGGAAATCCAAAGAAGCCTTGTCGTATTTTCAATGGTCGAATTCATACCGACCTTGTTCAATACGGCACAGTTACTGGACGCTTCTCTTCTCGTGAGCCGAACCTTCAGAACATTCCCCGCCCTGATACAGAGCTGGGTAAGAAGATTCGTGGTCTGTTCATGGCACCACCAGGATTCAAGCTTCTTGTAGCCGACTACGGTCAAATGGAGCTGAGAATTCTGGCTCACATGATTGGATATGGTGGTCTGTATGATGGTTTTCATGCTGGAATTGATGCTCACACACAGACTGCCGCTCTGGTTTATGGAGTACCAGTTGATAAGGTAGAGAAATGGATGCGAAGCGCAGCTAAGACGCTGAATTTCGCCATTGTTTATGGAGCACAAAAGGATAAGGTAGCATCCACTCTCGATATCACAGTAGAGGAAGCCGAAAAGCTTCTGGCAGATCACAAGAAGGCATTTCCTGAGATCTATAAGTTCAAGGATTACATCCTTAAGCTTGCCCGAAGCCGTAAGACTGATCCGAATATCCGTACAATGCTTGGCCGTAAGCGTAGGGTGTGGGAAATCCTTCCGCACATTGCCAAGGAAGAGGCCAAGCGTCTTGAATGGTATGACCCTACACAGCCCTGGAAGGCTGAGCGTTCTATCCTTGCGCGCGGTGAGCGACAGGTAGTTAACTCTCTGGTTCAGGGATCTCTGGGGGATATCATCAAACTTGCGATGGTACGAATGCATAAGCTACTATCGGAAGATGCAATAAAGAATCCGGGTCGAGAGATTCGGATGATTTTGTCTGTTCACGATGAGCTTGTAATTCTTTGCCCAGAAGATAGAACTGAGGAAGGAAGTGCAATGCTACTTGAAGCTATGATTGGTAAGGAAGTACAAGATCTCATTAACGTTCCGCTTGATGTAGGTAATGTGGTTGTGTGTAATAAGTGGAGCGAGGCTAAGTGAGGCACAGGCAACCAGCTAGCCCCAACAAACCTTGCAAGGTAACCATGACTGGCGCGCACCAATACGTTATATTTAAAAAGCGTAATCGTTCATGGAAAGCCTGCTGGATTTGTGGGGCTAGAAAAGCAAAGGAGTAATATGTTAGATCCTTTTGAAGATGTAAGTCCTGCCACGCCTATTGATCCGTGGCAGGCTCTTACCACAGAGCTGTCACGCTCAATGATGTGGGACATGATCGGTCCTAAGAGAATGCGTGATGAGCCTGAGCAGTATGGGCAACATCCTGCTAGCCCTGATGTCCTTGAAGCAGAAGCCAAGGAGATGTGGGCTAGGAAGCATTTGATGTTGCCCTTTGGTATGGATTTTCCATTGCTCTGTTACATGGCTTCTGAAGCTGCTTCATTGGCACTGATAAAGAATGATGATCAGATGAAGCAGCTTCCCGAGGAAGACAAATTGAAGTTCAGAGCACATAATATTAGGCTGGGAACTGCTATTGCTGAAACAGTTGTTTCCCATATGATTCAAAAAGGGTTAATAAAGTACGGAGAAACAGATGAGTTTTTGGGCACAGAAGCTTAATGGAGAAACAATAAAACCAACCGCTGTCCCCTCTAGGGATATGTTCAATGTTTATACAGCACCTACCCCACCACAGCAGAATCAACAGCAAAGTATCCAGGAATATATTCCTTCAGTTCGCCTTAAGGAAGGCGGTCGTTGTCCTGGATGTGGGAGCGATAAATATATGACGTATGGGTCATATGCAATTGCCTGTGGAGAGTGTGGTTATCATCCTCGCTTTGAGCAGTCAGGTTATGGAGAAAGAAGCCTGAGATCTGAGGCAGGAGAAGCACAACCAGCCAGACAGTCTAAAGATAGCCAGACTCTAGGTCAATCTATTGCCGTCCTTAATGCAGGCGGCGGCGAACATTTGTAATCTATAAATCTACTCATCCCAGCGGAGTAATATAACGTGTCTAATTCTATGAGCCAGTACCAGTCTTTTATAGCTATTTCTCGATATGCCCGCTGGGATGACGAGAATCAACGTAGAGAATTCTGGGAGGAAAGTGCCGACAGATATCTGACTTTCCTTTCAGAACACACACTGAAGAATTATCAATATGACCTGTCACAGGATATGCAATTCCTGAGAGAGAAGTTTGTTGGACTGGAGGCTCTGGGCTCTATGCGTGCCCTGATGACTGCTGGTCCTGCTTTGAATAGATCCAATATTGCTGGATATAACTG